GGGTGGACATTGTAGGAGGCATTGGCATAAGTTGCAACTCGGGGATGGCGTGGGTTCAAGGCCGATTGGGTTGCAGACAAACAAAAGCCAATTATCAAATCGTTTTATCAACAAGATTTGGAGGCTAAAAAGGCATTTATTGATGAAATGACAGGAAAAACTAAAAATGGAAAAGAAACATTGGAAATGGAATCAACTTTAATAGGGATTGAAAAATGACTAAAGAATATTCATGGTTCAAAATTGATTGTCCAATTTGCGGAAATGGTTTAAGAGAATTTCCCAAGCAAGAGCAGGGTGAGCCTTATGGATATTTTCGATATGACATACGTCTTGATGCTTGGGTACAAAGCCGTGATAACAACAAAGGCGTTGCCTTCTACACCAAACCACAACAACGTAAGCCTTTGACAAGAAAAGATATTGATAGATTGCATGAGGAAGACTGTTTTTCTGGGAATATTTATGAGATTACAGCCGAAATAGAAGCCGCTCATGGTATTAAGGAATAACACATGACTAAAGAAGTAATGCAACAAGAGCAAGATGATTCATTTAATTACGTTCAAAAAGTAATTGAAGCTCTCTATGAAAACAGTGATCCAGTATCTGTGGAGGCGGCTGAATTATTAGAACGTATTAATGCCAAGCAAGAGCAGAATGAGCCTTGGGGTACTTACATGGGGCATCGCCTAACTCCCAAAGGAACAAAAGAATTTTGGGGTTTTGCTGACGCACCTTTAACAGAGGGAACAAAACTCTACACCACACCACAAACTAAAGAATGGGTAGGGTTAACAGATGAGGAAAAATCTGAAATTTACAATATGAATTACATCAAATATGCTGTTCATGTGGATTTTGTAGACTTTCTTATTATTTATACCGAAATAGAAGCTAAATTAAAGGAAAAGAACAGATGACATTATCAGCAACTGCAATTGATCGGTTATTCAACAGATTTGCCATTATTTACGGAAATCAATGGATAAATATGTGGGTTGGCATGAACATAAATGATGTGAAAACAGTTTGGATGAATGAATTATCAGGATTTGGTGATCGTTTGGAAATGATTGCATGGGCACTTGAAAACTTACCAGAGAGGCCACCAAACCTGATTACATTCAAAAAATTATGTATGTCAGCGCCTAGAAAAGATGAGCTTGAAAAAATTGATTTTAAAGGCACACCAATGCCAATTGAATTAGCAGAAAAAATGGCAACACTTAAAAAGCCAGAATCGTTTGATCACAAAGCATGGGCCAAAAAGATATTGCGTGATCACATGGGTGGTTTGAAAGTCAGGCCAATATCTTTGCAGTTTGCCAAGGAAGCATTAAGGGATAGATCAGAATGAATTGTGAAAATCTTGCAATATGTCAATTTAAGTTTTGCGCAAAATGTCCAATGAACAAAACCAAATGGATGTGGATTTCAAAAGGACACACAGTTTCAGTTCAAATGCGAAAATGGATGTTTGAATCAAATGTTTGATTGGGATCAATTCAAAATTGAAACAATTGACTATTATGCAAAGCTATCAATGAAACCTGGTTGGTTGGAATATGTAAGAGGAAAAGCAAAAGAATTTGAACAAGAGACATTGCTCAAAGGAATATCAATTGAAATTGCAAAACGTATTGCGGAATTAAAAGATGAGAAAAAGAACTAAGCGAAAAGTTTGGGATTTGGTGGACACAATCAATTTTGTGATTCAGGGCGTTCAAGTATCAGACGATAAAATACTTGATGAGGTCAGAATGATCGAATTGAGTGCAATGGATGCATTTAAACGTGGAATGGCAACCAAGGAAGATTGGTTTACGATTGTTGCAATGTTGAATGTTGCAGAGACAACTGGCAAATCTGGAATTGGCCCTGAAATATTGCCCTGGTGCGAAAGATTGCAAAAAGCATTGATTGAGAGCAAAGAAAGATTTGAAAGAATAGGGAAATTTGGTTTTGATGGTGCAGGTTTAAATGCAATGCGTGAGGTTTACGAATACCATGATTTACAACGTCAATCTATATCAAGAAAGGAGTATGAAAGGCAAATATTGAAATGTCGGAACAAAATGATTAGCAGATCAAAAGATTTAACGGTAATTTAAGGAAAACACAAAATGACACAAACACAAATGATAATTGAACACTTGAAATCAGGTAATGCATTAACCCCAATCGAGGCATTACAAAAGTTTGGATGTTTTAGATTGGCGGCACGAATCAGTGATTTGAAACAACTTGGGCATGAAATTGAAACCAAATCAATCAAGTTTGAAAATGGTAAATCAGTTGCGCAATATTCTTTGAAGGCAAAACAATGACTAATATACAAAAGCATTTTTATTTGAAACATTGTTATTGGGAAAGTTTAGAATTTATGCAATGGTATATTCAGGAAAATATGTTTAATCAAGCAATATTTCACTATTTAAATTCTTTGTTAATTTCTGATGAAATTTTTGAAAATTACGATAAATTAACAAAAGATCAAAAACATTACATTGCGTGGTTATAAATGGAAAAGCGAATTTTTCATCTTATTAACAAAGAAGTGAAAATGAGGGCAATGGAATGCATAAATCAAGCAAATGAAAACATGGTTTGCACTATTAGGCCAAAAACTCGTTCATTGGAGCAAAACGCAAAAATGTGGGCAATGCTGAATGAAATATCCAATCAGGTCATTTGGTACGATAACAAACTCACATCTGAAGAATGGAAAGATGTTTTCAGCGCAAGTTTTAAAAAGCAAAAGGTTGTTCCAGGTCTGGATGGCGGTTTTGTAATTTGCGGACAATCAACAAGCAAAATGAGCAAATCAGAATTGGGCGAGATGATTGAACTAATTACTGCATTTGGAACACAAAAAGAGGTTAAATTCAATGATTAAAGAAGAAATTACAAAATTAATTAAATTTTTCTTAATTTGTAGTGCTTTATGTTTTTATATTTTGGCATTTATTGGTTGGTTAATCAGTAAATAAAAGGGAAAAAAAATGACTAAATGCGCAATATGCAGAAAGGAATTTATAAAATTCAACATGGCTCATAAGGTTTGTGGTGCGGTTTGCGCAGGTGAGTACGTTTGTAAACTAAATGCAAAGGAAAAAGAGGAAAAAGCCAGAATTGAAAGAATTGAAGACAAAAAAGCCAGAGAACGGTTAAAAAATAGATCGGAATGGCTGAAACAGGCGCAAACGGTTTTTAATTCTTACATTCGATACAGGGATTTCAATTTGCCTTGCATTTCATGTGATCGGCATAACAGTGGGATATATCATGCAGGGCATTACTTATCCACAGGCGCAAGACCAAATTTGAGGTTTAATGAACAAAATGTGCATAAACAGTGCGCACAATGTAATTTGCATTTATCTGGCAATTTAATCAATTACAGAATGAATTTAATTAAGAAAATTGGTGAAAAAGCAGTTTTGGAACTAGAAACCAACTATCAGCCCAAAAAATACACAATTGATGATTTGCGTGGAATAATTGAAACTTACAGGGAAAAAATTAAAATTGATCCAAAGGGGGAATCATGCCGATAGTCAAAAAACCAGATGGTTGGTATTGGGGGTCAAAAGGCCCATTTGATACAAAGCAAAAAGCGGTGGATGTTGGCAATGCCGCCAGAGCATCAGGATTCAAAGAGGAAAAAAAACAGGGCAAATTGACGTTTGCACTTGATTACCATAAGACCTATTCAGCAGATCCAAAGTTTTGGAATGTATTTATTCAATTGGTTTACCTGCGCAAAGACAAATTATTTTGCGTGTCACATTCAACCGATGAAGATGAAATACAAGATTTAATGGATTCTATTGGCAAGATCATTGTAAAAGAAAACGTAATTCTTACAAATGGCAAAGCAAAACAACCATATTGCGAAGCAAATGGAATTGATATTGACATTTGGATTGACAACAGACCATTGCACATTATTGAAGATCCAGGGCCAGGTTGATGCCAACTGCACCATCAAACACTAAATGCGCATCATTGGGTTGTAAAGCAAACCGATCCAAAATGTCAACATTCTGCATTGATCATGGTGGGCGTGATACCTACATAGAGAAAAAATCCGATGAGCGCAAAAAATTTAATGCAATGTACAACTCTGGTGCATGGAAACGACAAAGGCAAATTACATTGTCGAAGCAACCAATCTGCCAATCATGCCTCACCCAAGGTCACATAAGGAGTGCCAACGAGGTCGATCATTTGTTTGCATGGTCAGCATTTGGAAAACAAGCGTTCACCAGAAATGTATTTCAAGCATTGTGTGGGGAGTGTCACAAACATAAGACTGCATTGGAACAAAAGGGCATTTATAGGCACTACACCAATGGCAAGGTAGTTGACTACCAACTCACCGATTATGTGATCGTGGTGGGGATAGAACAGGCCACAAACGCACCAGAAATGGCATAGGATGGGGGGATTGTTTTAGAAACTTAAATAAAAAGCAATTCCAAAAAAGCAAGCGCGGCCACCAATTTAGCGCAAATGGGGTTGGCTAAATTTGGAAAGTAACAAAAAAAGATTAAAATAAAAGAAAAAAAAGGGGAAGAAGGCATGAATCGTAAACCAATTGAATTACATCAAATTCATGGCACAAAATTTGACGGTAAAAAAGTGCCAGTAAGTTTGCCACAAGAAATTAAAAAAAGAATTCCAGTTGCTGAGTGGGTTGACGATTTCAATGGGTGGAACAAATTGAAGTTCATCAAAGAAACGTCAGATTATTTGTTTGATGTTTATGGCATTGGCGATGATCAGAATAAGCATACATTGGCAATGTTGGCAGATCAGATGGAGTTGTATGTTTTTTGTGCGCATGAAATAAAAAGCCAGGGATTGATCATTTTTGATTTTGGAAAACAAAACCCAAACCCATTATTGGCAGTTCGTCAAAAGGCATCAACACTGATAATTCAATTGATGAACGAATTGGGGTTAACCCCTAGATCCAGATTGTCGGGCAATAAGGACAAAGCCAATTCAGAAATTGGTGATTTGCTTAGAGGGCCAAAATCAGCATGAGTTGGCAAGATGGTATTTTGTATGCCATATCAGTGGCAAAGGGTGAAATCAACGTATGTAATGATGTGCGGTTAGCATGTCAGAGATTCATCAACCATTATGAAAATAAAGAATGGGAATGGGTTTTTGATGAAGATTATCCAGATCATGTTTTGAAATTTGCATCAACTTTAAAGCATACCAAAGGGCCAGATGCAGGGAAGCCAGTAATCCTTGAACCATTCCAGATTTTTTTCATTTGTGCCATTTATGGGTTCAGAAAAAAAAAGGATCGCAATATTCGGATGGTTACAGATGTAATTTTGTACATTCCCAGAAAAGCAGGAAAATCCACATTGACTGCGGTAATTGGGTTGTATGAATTGCAATTCGGTGAGGTTGGCGCAGAGGTTTTTACACTGGCAACCAATCGGGAACAGGCCACCATTGTTTTTGATTCTGCCAAGGGATTTGTTGAAAATATGCCGCAAGAGTTGGCAGATCGGTTTGATACATCCAAATATGAGATTAAAAAAACAGGCGATTCACAAAGTATGTTTCGAGCACTAAGCCGAGACACCAAAAAGACAGGGGACGGAAAAAACCCAAGTTGCGTGATTATTGATGAGGCCGCACAAATTGTGGATCGAAACTCAATTGAGGTTTTACATTCAGGAATGGTTGCCAGGCAAAACCCATTGCGAATTTACATTACTACTGCATCATTTACCAAAGATACTAAATTTTACGAAGATCTTTCAATGTTGAAATCAATGTTGACAGGCGAGGCAACAGACAATCCAAGGTGGTTTGGTTTGTTGTATGCACTAGATCCGAAAGATGATTGGCGTGATCCAACTACATGGGCAAAGGCAAATCCGATGCATGGGATCAGTGTTTTTGAGGAGGCCATTGCGCAAAGGGCGGAGGAAGCCAAGCATAAACCTGCGGTATTGAATGAGTTTCTTTGCAAAACCCTAAACATATTTGTATCAGCACAATCTGCCTGGTTGGATCGGGATTATTGGGATAAATCAATGGTTACTGAACCAGATACCAGGACACCAGAGGCAGTTTTTATTGGTTTCGATTTGGCGGCCACCAGGGATTTAAATGCGGTTTGCACCTTAAAAAGATATGGGGAATTGGATTATTTTGCGGAATTTCAGTTTTTTTTGCCCGAGGAAGGGTACAAATTGATTCCCAAACATTACCTAGATATTTTTAGGGTTGCAGTTAATTCTGGAATTTTGAAGATTACCGAAGGCAACGTAATGGATGATCGGGAGATCAGCGAATACATCAAGGCACAGGCCACCAAGTATGATGTAAAAGAAGTGGGTTATGATGCATACAATGCCGCCAGTTTGGTTGCCAGATTGCACGATTCAGGCATACCAGTTAAAAAAGTAGGGCAAGGAATGGGCGTTTTGTCCAATCCATCAAAATATGTGGAAAAGTTAATTTTGAACCATCAGATCAAACATGATGGAAACCCTTTTGTTGGTTGGCAATTGGGCAACTGCGAAATATACGAAGATGTTAACGGAAATATCAAAGTGCGTAAAAATGAGGCAGACAAAGCGGCAAAAGTGGATGGTATTATTGCAATGATTATTGCCTCACATTGTAGTTTGGATAATCCATATGTATCAAGTTCATTTGGATTCCGCACGTTTTAATGATAATATGTGAACAAAATAGGGGAAAAACGTGGGAATATTAGACATTTTCAAAAGAAAAACCAATAAAGAAAACAATACTTTATTTGGTCAGACCATGTTGGGCAACCAGATTGTTCGACAGAATCAAAATGGGCAACAGGGTTCAGCGTTTCAACTTTTATATGTAACTACATCAAGCACCACAAATGCAGGTCGTATTGTGGATATGTCGGTTATGTCTCGCAATTCAACCATAATGAGTTGCGTAGGCGTTAAGGCTAGAGCATTGGCGCAGTGTAGTATTGACGTAATGTACAAATTGGATGATGGCACTTTTGAAAGTGCAATGAAATCCGAAACCATTGGCGCAAGGGATAAAAACAAAGCCAGGCAAGTTTTAAATCTTTTAAGAGAACCAAATAATTTCCAAAGCCAATACGAATTTTGGTCACAATTTGTTTTGTGGTTTGATCTTGCAGGTGAAGTTTTCACCCTGCTATATCGTAAGGATCAGAAAGATCCAAATCAAACCCCAATGGAAATGTACATATTAGATTCAACGCTAATTACAGTACAAATGACCCCAATGCGTTATCCAACGTACAGGTTGAGCACACCAACATACGGATTTAACAAAGATGAACCATTGGCGGCACATCAAGTTGTTCATGTGACTGAGCAAGCATGGCAAGGGTCAGCAGGTTTTAACAAAGGTATTTTGGCAACTGAGTTGGTTGCACTGGATACAGATATTGATTTGTATGCCAATTATGTTATGCAAAATGGCGCAAAGCCAAGTGGAATGTTTACAACCGATCAGGTCATTCCAGATGGGAAATACAAAGAAATTGCCGCCAGGCTAAAAGAAGCATGGAGTTCAATGACAGGATCGAGGCCAACAGATCTGAGCAAGCCAGGCCAATCCATCATGCTAGATCAGGGCATGAAGTATGAACCAGTGAAAATGTTGACATTGCAAGATGCTGATGCCGCAAAGTTAAAAGACCAAACAACCAAACGGATTTGCGCATTATTTGGCGTACCTGCACAACTTTTGGGTTTGGAGATTGGAAAATACAACAATACTCAAACCCTTTTGTATGAGTTCTACAAAACCACAATGTATCCAATGATTATTGCAGTTGAACAAAAATTCAATTCCCAATTGCTCAAAGGATACCCAAATTTATGTATCAGATTTGATACTAAAGATTTCCTAAAAGGCGCATCATTGGATCAAATGAATTTTGTGACGGCAGGTATTAGCGCAGGAATATTTACACCAAATGAGGCCAGGGAATATTTAAATATGCCAAAAATTGCAGGTGGTGATGATTTACCTGCTATTGACCCACAGAATATTTCAAGGTCTAATGTGCCAATTGGTACAAAAGGCGCAAAAGTTGATCCCATTGCAGGATCAAGCCCACAGGATACAGGGGGCGGTGGAGGTAATCAAAAAAGCAAAATGAACATTGGGAAAACATGATTTCCCACAAAATAATTAAAATTTTGAGTTCACAAATTCGTGTGAGTGATGTTAAACTAGCGAATATTGATGAAAAACCCCATAAAATACTACAAGATAATAATCAATCTTTTGAACATGGGGCAATAAATGACACAGATAAATCTGATTTGCGAGGCCAAGGTCGGGCTAAAAAAAGAGGCATACCAAAAAAATCCTAGTGGCAAAATCTCTGCAAAGGTTACAACCTGGGGTGCAAGAGAAGGCGCAGATGGGCGTAAATTTAATTATCAACCTGCGGGATTTATGGAATGGGCAAATGAATTTGCCAATGCAGGTAAACCACTACCCATGTTTTTAAATCACAATGATATGGGGATGCCAGTAGGCGAATGGAACGAATTTAATTTTGATGATGATGGAATGACTGCTGAAGGAAAGTTATTTCTCAATACAGTTGGCGGTTCAGACCTATACAACGTATTAAAAGAATCACCAGATTTATTTGGTGGTGTTTCAGTTGGTGCATATGCAGATGAGGCCAAAATGGTTGATGCTGATGGCAACGATTGTGATGATGATTCTGATGAGGGATATTTTCAAATCACCAAGGGCGGTTTGCGTGAGGTATCAGTTGTAATGTACCCAAACAACCCAAAAGCCGAGGTAATGAATTTAGAGTATTTTGATTCAACAGGGAATCCAAATCCTCGAATGATCGAAAAGGCTCTGCGTGATGCTGGGTTAAGTCGAAAAGGTGCAACCACTGCATCAGCAATACTCAAAAAACTGCTAGAAAAGCGTGATGCTAACAAGCCAGTTATTGAGGAAACGCCAAACTTGAGCGATTCAGGTGCGGTGGTAAGTGAGTCTGATTCAATTCTGAAAGCCCTAGAGGAAAGAGAATTGTTGAAGGCTTTATCCAATCGTCTTAAATAGGGAAAAAATCATGTCATTAGACAAAATCACAGAAAAACTAGATGCAATCGAAACATCTAATCTCGCAAAAATTGAAGAAATCAAGGCCGATGCACTTGCAAAAGTTGAAGAAGCAAAAACAGAATTGACAGAAAAAGTTGTTGCACTAGAGGCAAAACTTTCAGAAATCAATACATCTGCCGCTTTTATCAAACCTGCAAAAACAATTCGTGCTGATGTTAACAAATCAGTTCGTGAGCAACTTTCCAAATTTATGAAAAAAGGAAAGTTTGAAAAAGAATTGAAGATGTTTGAAGATGATTCACAATATCATGCGTACATCAAGGAAAGTTCAGCATTAACAGGTGGTGGTGCAGGTGTCGGTGGTCGTACTGCATATGATCCAGTATTTCATACATTACGTTTGATTAACCCCATGCGTGGTTTATCTCGCAATGTTACAACTGAAGGCTCAACATATCAGTTTAGAGCAAAAGTTGGAAATGCAGGTGCAACATGGGGCTATGCAATTCAAAACAACGGATCAGCAACAACTGAGAACACAAACATTTGGCAATTAACATTGCAAGATTTGAATGTACAGTTCCCAATTCGTACTGCCGCACTTGATGATATTGATGGTTTAGAGGCCAATGTTGTTGATGATATGTTGATGGAGTTTTCACAAGTTGAAGGCCAATCAATGATTGCAAACAATGATCAAACAGATTCACCCAATACATACGGTGGTACAAATGG